CTAAGATCGATTTCAAGGCCGTTTACTTGAACGGGCGCTATAGAACCTGTGGCCTGTACGCCAACAGCATTTGCAAGTCCCTGCGCTATCCCGTATCGCGCTTTCCCGAACTGACCTGCGCCGTATAGCGCCACGTACGTTGCATCGTAATTCACACTGATGGTGTTACCCATCGCATTGCCGTGAACCGTGCAGTAGTAGCGTAAACTACTAAGCGTACGAGCGTCTACTTCTATGACTACCTTTGCACCGCTCGTTCCGGGAGTCCCGGTAGTTGTAACGCCGGATGTAAAGGAATTTCCTAAAACATCTTTAAAGGCTAGCGGGTGTCCCGAATTACTACTATCTGAAAGATCGAATGTGTAGGTGTTTCCTCGTGTAAAGGACAGAGCAGGAGCGTTCACTCCCCTTATACGATACTTATTACCCCCGTCAATAACGACAGTGACAACGTAAGTATTCAGTGCAGTTGTTACTGATCCCGCAGTAGCCGTCGCAGAGACAGAGGAGAGGAACTCCGTGTTGTCATTAGCAGTTGTTACTGTGCCAACTTGCCCTGTAGCACTAACACTGGCTATTTGTACGCCAATTATGGGTTGGAACCCACTTACCTGTCCTGTAGCACTGACACTAGATAAAGAGACAACGCCGGTTACTCTTCCATAGGAAGCAGAACCGTATAGTCCAGTACCATATAAAGCATCAGCACTAGTGAAAAAGGACATAATCTAGTCCTTTACGCGATACGAATTACAGCGTTACTTGCGTCTGCGGTAGGAAATTGGATTGTAAGATCACCAGCGGTAGCAGATACTGTACCGCCAAAGTCAATAACGCAGATAGCCTTGTTAGATGCAGACGAATTGTAGATGATACATCCGTCAGCAGAGGTTGTTACGTTAGTAAATACTTCGTCGGTAAAGTCTACAATAGCGGTAGTGCCAGTTGTAGAAATAGTCGCACCGTCGAGGTTCTGTCCACCAGCACTGTAGTTTGAGCCGGATGACTCGTCGGAGTTGCCTGTCACATCAGAGTAGTTAGTCGTCGCAGCACCATACGTACCGGACGGACTAGCTTTGATCAGAGCGATCTTCAGAGTGTGACTGTCTAGATCGTGTGTACCACCGAGAAGTTCACCCTTGAACGAAGTACACATTGCAGTTGAAATTGCCATTTGAGTTCTCCCTGTTAGGCAGTTTTAACGATTAGGATCGTAGTATTCTTCTACGGATATCGTCGTTAGTAGCGTGTTTGCGGTAGTAGCCGTTACATAAACGATATTGCCCGCTTGAAGATACAGAGGTGCATTGTCGTTAATTAATGCCTCTGAAGAGTTGGCCGCGATTGCACGGGCCTCAAAAATATTTGTAGTCGTTGATCCGTCATTCCATTGCACAAGAATATTACGTGCTGACGAGTCTGAATTACCTACGATAAGTGCCCGGACAATCGAAGTGTGATTTGCCGGGACAGTGTAAAGTGTTACTTGACCTGTGCTAGTAAGGTCGGATGCTTTTGTTACTAGCTTAGAAGCTGTATTTGTAATCGGCATCAGCGTGTCTTTCGATATGCGCGAGTCTTCTTCGCTATCTTTTTAGGCTGCTTCGCCACCTGCTTCCCGGCCCGCGTGGCCTTGCGCTTCGCGCGAGTCGTAGCAGCGTACTCTTTCGCAGAGAGTGCCTTAATGGCCTTTTCCGGTAGATATCGCTCCCCGGTTGCCTTTGAACCTTGTGTGGACGGCTTCCCACTTTTAGTGCGCCACTTCTGTTTAGTCCACGCTTTCAAAGAGCGTTGGCTCTTCCTCAGTGCCATTATCCGTCTCCATTGTAAGGGCGGCTAACGCACCCATCTTGTCGTTCGCGTTGACCCACTTTTCCAGCGCGACATCCATCTCTTCCAGCAAACCCGGATGTTCACCCACGCCAACAGCACGTTTAAGGTAAATCGAGAGTACAAACTCTGCATCAGCCATCTCCGCTGTGTACTTATGTTTGAGGGCTTCTATAGCCAGTCTCTGCATTACAGTCTCCCCTAAATACCTTTATTTTATCACAAATGCGCTAACTATGCAAGCAAAATCTACTTCTTCTGAGATTTGCGGATTGCTTCAAAGGTATCCTGTATGCTGGGCGGACGTTTAGCGTTAGGCATGTACTTGCACTGAAACTCTTTAGGGAACCATTCATTCTTGTCTAGAAACAAGGTGTCTACTGTATTCCGTGGGCCGTGATATACGCACACACGATTGTTATCTATGATAGTACACGCTTTGAGACGGCAGATTACGTGACTAGGCTGACTGGGTAAAGACCCTGCGTTTGCAACTTGCCCTCTCATGAAGACAACAAAAGCATAAAGAGCAACGGCACCAACAGCAACTAGCATCGTCCACGCCACAACCTCTACAAACTTCTGTCGGCGCTCTCTTTGTCTGTACAGAGTTTCCTTGCGTTGCTTGCGTATCTGACCTTCCATACGCACCAGTGAGTCCCACTTTGACTTCCCCATCGTCAGAGAAATCCACTGCTGTAATTCGTATCGTTGTTGACTTGCCTTTTCTTTGTTAGCAAATGCCGTGAGAGCCTGCTGCTCTACGGATTGTCCGGCAAACAGTTTCTTGAATATAGGCGGGTTCTTTGCTTCTTTCTCAGCCTGTTCAAGGTCGGACATAGCACCCATCCAGCGAGACAGGTCACCAGCCATCTGTTCGATATCCCGCCCTACGGCAAATCCCTTCTTGATTGCTGAAAACGCTGCCGAAGCAGTAGCCATTGCAGAAATGGGGTCCATCAGTACACCTTCATATTTTCATCAACAAGTTTAGGTAAACAGTAAGAAGTTATCTTTTCTCCCTGCTTGTGTAGGGTTTGTGCGTACCACACGCAGTCATTAAGGTCAGCGAAGTAAAGATCGTTACTTACTAATCGTTTGTCTTCTCCCGTGCCTAAGAAAACAAACAGGAGAAAGACGTGCTTCATCGCTTGGCTTTTTTTGCTCCACGCGTGGTAGACTTAGATTTATTCAAGACTTTACTGAGGGTCTTGTGTTGCTTGGTGTGAGCCTTGACGGCCTTTTTCAGACCCTTCGCAACTTTCTGGACACGCCTTCTATTTTGTGGTGTAAGTGCCATTAGTCCTTATAACCTCCGCCTTTGCGTTTGTACTCAGCCGCCATCATTTGCGCTTTTCTGGCACTCCATTGTCCCGGACGCCCGCCTTTTCCGCCAGCTTTGATACGATTAAATATGCGCTTTCTCATTCCGGGCTTAGTGTAGTTGCCAGCTTCATTAACTCGACTCTTGCCCTTCGCTTTAGACTTCGACGATTTGCTAGCTTTTCTAACGCGGCCACCTTTCTTGAGTTCTTGTGTTTCCTCGACGCCTTCAATCTTTCCGGCGTTGGCTGTTGCGTAGAATACTTGCTCACCTTTTTTGCCCCCGTAAGTACGTTGCATATTGTCCATGATCTTACGTCCCTTTTCTGTTAGAGGCATCTTTCTCTCCCGTGTGTTTAGCGTCACCTTCTTCGTGGTAGTATCCGCCCGACGTGTCGCCTTCATAGTAGTAATGGCGTTCGATAGGCTGCTGTTTCAAAGAGTGTTCTGATGCGGGCATAGCTTTGCGGGGGGGAATGTAGCGCATCAGGTGTCCTTAAACCTCTTTGTAATGTCGCGCTTTGTAGCTGTACCCGGAGTCACGTACAGACCTCCGCCTCCGCCGCTACCTCTAGTGGTTCTTGCAGTGCTTCTACCACTTGCGCCTGACTCAGACAGTTTCGCCATACCCATAGCAGCAAAGCCTGTCCCTGCGAGTGCTGTTGCTGTTGCTGCTTTAAGAGTAGCGTTGGAAGTACGCATAGCCTGTTCTTCAGACGCAGATACGCTACCCTGCTTTTCCTTACTGTCTTGTGCTGATCTTCCTCTAGCCTCGCTCATCAGAACTCTCTCTTTCTTTCGTGACTACTTTGTGCATTTCTTGCGTCCAGTTTCCTTGGAATACTGTCCGGTAGTATCCGTATTCTAAGTCCCACTCATCTTTCGTACACTCTACTGGATCAATCGTGGGCTTCCCGTTAGGAAAATAAAAGTAGGCAAGGGGCTGACCCCTGCGAATAAAACACTCGTGCTTGTCATCAAAGGCAGTGTAGGGCAGCATCATGTTCAGACCTATGGGCATGTACAGGTCGGGATTTAGCTGCATAGTGCCAGTCATAGTCATCAACTCTGACTTTCTGTCTAGATGATAACAGGGGTCTAGAAAGACCATTTCCGTCGGTTCATCAGCAACTAGCTTAAACTGATACGTAAACAGAATATTGGCATGTGTTTGAGAAAAAGCCGGGTTCATCTTCTTGTTCATGTCGCTAGACGACACAGACTGAAATGGGTAGGGGGCTTCTCCTGCTGCTGTAATTACTTTGCTACCCTTTTCGGGGCTAGAAAACATCACGTCCTCTGGGGCGCGAAACAGGTAGCTGTTTTTAAACAACCGCACAAAAGAAGGACAAGTCTTTACGTTCTTCTCAAACGACATAGCGTCGTAGTCAAACTTATCTTTTGTACTGGGCAGATGCTTAAACCAGTCGGGAAACGCTGGAGTAAGCCACTCGTCCATACGACGAATAAAAGGAATATGCGGAGAGATCAGTTTACAATTCATAGCTACATGTACCTTGCAAAGAGGTTGAGGGTTGTCCTGCCACTTTGCAAATCTTCGCCATGATTGCCGAATGCCCTGTGAGGCATAGCAGCGGTAAAGAAAACAGCGCGGTTTTGCACGAACTTTACCTCTGCAATCATATCCGCTTTATCGTAAAATCGAGTAGACGAATCGAGATTTGTAGGTGACAGGTATACGAGTCCTGCTATATCTCCACCGTCGGAATGTATGTAATCGCGTTGTTCGTCACTAGACAGTCGGGTATGCTTGTACAGCATCATGTCAGTAAGCCCGCCCAAGTAGTCGTAGGCACACATTTTAAACTGCTTCACAATACTGTGATTTAGCAGCACTAAATTTGTGCTTCTGTATCCCGGCCAAGCACCCATATCTTTGTCTGGGTGATCCATTACCGACCACTGTTCTACGTCGTCTAGTTCTTTATTTACTTCTGAAATGTCAGAGAAGAAATCATCTACAACGACGATTGTATTCTTCTTAGTAAATATCAAGTCAGAACTCGCCTTTCTCCATCGCAACCGAAAGCTTGATAGCCCTCGATTTTACCTGCTTGGCCCACCTACTGTCAAGCATTTCTCGTGCGGCGGAGTCGAACTTACTTTCTTGTATCGCATTCCACATGCGCTTAAATTTACAGAGACGGGGTACGCCCATATTAAAAGCCATATCCATCAAGATCAGTTGCCGTACCGAATCTAATTCGTGAACAATAGGCTTCACCCGACACAGTTCTTCTTCAACAATCTTGATGTCATTTAGTGCGAGATATCGTGCATCGGCCTCTGTAATGCCATGCTCGTATATGACAGCCATAGATGGGATGTCCATGTGGTCGAGTTCTTCTTTACTGATGCCGCGATCCTTTAGATTGCGTCCGATACCGATTGTGTCGATACCCAGCGTGTCCTGATAAACAGTGAGGACCATGCCCTCGTGCTGAATAACCTTATCTAGAAAGTGAGATGTGTTATACTTCATTACGATGTCCTTTGTTCTCGCCGCCCATCCAGATGCCAAACGCACCTGTCATCGCGCCCATCACAACGCTTACAAATGCGGACTGTGCTGCTGTCGGGGCGTCCAAGTTCATAAACCACTCTGCACAACGCCAACTCATCAGAGTCATTACAAGCATCATAAAGCGGGGCAGTAGCTTCCATTTTGAGATGCGTTCAAATGTTACGTCAGCCACGCCTATTTCTTTCCGAAGAACTTCGTCGCGCTTCGTACGCCAAAGCTTGCAGCAACAATAACGCCCAAGCTGTACTGGTACCATTCAGGCATTTGCTCCAGTTGTTGAAATCCGTGTGCGACGACATCTTCCATTCCGGGGATGAAGGCGAGTATAAGTGGCACTGAAAACAAAATAACCAGCCACTCGTCTTTCCACGAGTTCTGGCTACCCTTGATTGCTTCCAAGTCCCAGTCTATTTCACCTGTTGCTTTCTTTTCCATGATGACCGCTTCGGCTTTTGCCTTTGCGACCTTCGCACCTGTTTCGGCTTTAGTCTTTTCGACCTTGCCTTGTAGCCATGTGCCAGCTAGTTCAGAAATCGGACCTATCAGTAGGTTTAACATTTCCACCTCTTCCGTGCTTGACGAAGACGGCTGTTCGGGTCTTTTGCTGCTTTCGGGAACTTCTTCATCTGTCCTGCAGAGCGGGCACAGAACGACTTGCGACGTTTCGCTGCCTTGCTTCCGGGCTTCACTTTGCCCGTCACTGCAGTCTTGAGTTTGCTACCGGGGTTCTTCTTGCGGTACGCAGCCACCCCAGCCTTAGTCATGCCCGCCCCTGCTTTCGTAGGCCGAAAGTTCTTTTTGTTGCGGGCGGGCATTTTGTCTTGTTTGCGGGCCATAGTTACGCCTTTTTTACAATTTTGTAACCTAGCTTGTTTGCTGCGCTACGAAGTGCAGCAACAGTCATTGTACCGCCACGGGCACTACCTTTTGCTTTACCGCCGCCACTCATCATTTTTCTAGCGCCGCCACGCTTACCACCTTTAGCCATACCTTTAGCTTTCGTGGCCTTGCCACCATTACGCATCATTTTGCGACCACCGCGCATACCACCTTTAGCCATGCCTTTAGCTTTGGTTTTACCGCCGCGCTTCATGCCTTTACTCTTCTTCGTCATCTTCTTCATAATCATTCTCCGCATAGAGGTTGTCGAATACCCGTGCTGTATCGCTTACATAATTCGGGTCTTGTTTAGAATGATGGACCCACTGACTAGGAGCGAAGTCCGGCGGGCCATCGCCCGTAACAAACCACGCTGGGTTCGTAACTCGTACCCTGTTGTTCGGTAGGGCAACTATGTTTCCTGTCCACTCGCCAGCATCCAAGAGTTCTAGTACATGACTCTGTTTGTGTTGTGCCGGATCGTCTGCTACCTCAGTGTCTGTGTAGTCCACAGTGAAGTAATATTTTGCGGGATAAAACTCCCCGTCTATTTTTGCCAACCACGGGCAGGGCGTACCTCTATTCAATACGAACACCGAATGATGATGTGATTGACAGTCCCACGGTTGAGCCAAGTACGTCGGCATAGGTGTAGGCCACTCATCGAAGGGTGTATCTCCTACTAGGGCTGTAAGAGGCATACGTGCCCACATTGCTCCCCCGTGTACATTCTCTTCTTCGTCGTATCCTGTAAACAGAACCTGAAAGGACAAGGTTCGCATGGGTAGAGTAGTGACCCCGATAACCATCGCGTGTAAAAATTCACCCTGATAGCGATCATGATTTGTTGTGTATTCTCTTCGAACCCATGCCTTAAAGTAGGGTATATTGCTTGTGATGTAATTCATCGTCATCTCCAGTAGAGTTTACCCCGGTGGGGATGAACGTATATATCACGAATTAAAAGAAAGGTCAAGGGGGCGTATGGCCCCCCTGACAAGTTTGTTAAGCGAACGTAGCCGCTGTCTCAGCAGTGCCCATTTCTGCAATCACTGCGAACACGCGTACCTTACCGTCGAAGGTTGCCGAGTTGGCAATCAGATCGATGGTGTCGGCAGCGGTGTACAGCTTTGCAGTACCGGCTGCGTTGTTGATCTCGTGACCGGTAGCAGTACCGTCAAGAGCAGCAACGTAGAGATCGTCGTCTGCGTCATCACCAAGGTCAAGGACAGGCGAACCAGTCGATGCTACAGTGAGGACTTCCACACCCGCCATGAGGACGAGAGTGTTTGCCTTCATTTCGAAAACCTCAACGGAGTCCGAAGTGGTGAGGCTAGTAGACGAGAAGTCAAGAACGACTTCTACAATCTGCGGCTTAATGCCAAGAGGGACGCCTGCGACAGCGCCAGTTACGGTATAAGTAGCCATCTATGCCTCCCTTACAGTGTGATAACGGAACGAACGAGGGACTCCGGGCGAAGGACTTTACGTCCAAACACATGCAGACCACGAACGATATCGCTAAAGGTTTCAGTCGAACGTACAACTTCGGTCTTCGCAATATGCGAAGCGGTTGCACAAGCAGACATATGACCGGCAAGGACAGGGAATTCACCCGCACCCAGACCAGTTACGTCTACAGTATCAGTGCCAGCAGCGTTCATTGCGGTTGACTTGTAGCAAGCAAAACCAGCAATGTTGCCCTGCATGACGAGGCCATTACGCAGCGGCGAAGTGCCGTCGCCAGTGACCTGTACTTCTGCGAACTTAGCGCCCGCGCCAAACAGTGTCTCGTAGAAGGCTGGGCCAGCAACGAACCAACGGTTCTCTTCCGGAACCGACTGATCGTCAAGGGCACGTGCCATCTTGAGCATAATGTTGACGAGGTTGTCGCCACTCTGAGAAGTCAGAGGCGAACCAACCGTACCAAGTCCAGTGACTTGCTGTACAGATGGGCTAGCTTCTGAAGAGATACCCGCACCGTCGAACATCGCGGTGAGGATATTGCCGTCATACTTACGCTTCAGCGAGTATGCACCCGAAGAAGTAGCAAGGGCTTCGAAGTTGACGTGCGACTGACGCTCTTCAATGTCGTCAATCTTAAATGCAAAAGCATTTGCTTGATCGACCACCATAGTGATCTGATCGTCAGCAAGGTCTTGCGGGTTTACAACTGAACCACGCGCATACGAGGAGACGGTGATTGTCGGCTCCTTGATAATGCGAACGGTGTCGCCAAAGTTCTCAATTTCGCCAGCGTAGTCGGTATTCGTAATATCTTCTGCAACCGAAGCGCGACGGAAGAATTTGAGGACTTTCTGGCTGAAAATTTCCGGTGTAAAGTTACCGGAAGGCAGGTTGTTATGACCTGACGTGCTATTAAAAGCCATTAGTTCATCCTTCCTATTTGGAGGTTAGTGTTAATTGTTGTAGTCAATTCGGCCTTCTTGACGAGCCTTGTCGAGTTCACTTTCGTGTTTTTCAAACTCCCAAGGTTTCATCTTGCCGATTTCAGAGGCTTTCCAGATTCGATCATCTCCTCTTGCTTCACCGGTAATGTCACGTGCCTTTGGAGAATTTACAGCCGCTGCAGCAGACTCATTCTTCTTGGCGCGTTTCTTGCCTGTGATCCCAGCATCCACCTTATAAAGATCAAGAACACGGGATGCCCAGCGGGCGTCACTATTGTTCTTTAGAATGCCGTCAGAGATATTCGTGGGTTGTTCTTCAAGCCACTTTAAAAAACGCTCATCCGTACGCAACTCGTTAAAGTCTGGATGATTGTTTGTAAGTTCTTGGTATGCCGCTTGAACCCTAGTATTCTGTTCTTTCTCGCGGATTGTTTCTAGTTCTTTTTCAAGTTCTCCTGCTCGTTCACCGGCTTTCATAGTTGCAATAGTCTCGACGACATCGTATACGTCGGGGTATTGCTCTTTGAATGTTTCCAGTTCTTCAGGAGACTTGGGCAGAGAAATATTCTTCTGGCGAGTAGCTTGTGTAAGGGTCGCCGTCATTTCCTCTTCTTTTGCCTTGAACTCAGATATCTTTGCGTCGTAGTGTTTCTTTAGATCATCATAACGCTTCTTGTAGTCGTGATCTGTTTTTTCAGCACCTTCTGCAAAGTTAGGTTCGGATTTCTCATCCGACGCTGCTTCTTCCGCGTGTTGTTCTACAGTTTCATCCTCTTCCTCTTCTTTGTACACATCGTCACGATATGAACCTTTGTAGAGAGTTTCGCTGTTGATTGTTCCGAAAGAGTCGTTGGGTTTATTGGCACGATGGCCGCGAACTTTTTTTGCCATTTTATTTACCTCACATGCGGGGCCACTTGGCTGTGGGTAGCCGCTCCGGTTGTGTCAGGGCCGCAGTAGCGGGTAGCTGACGAATCTAGTAAATGTATCGGGTATCTTCCGCGTCCATAAGTTCGATAGGACGGTAATACTCTTGTGTGGACTTTTCTCCACGCACAGTAAGCGTGGGAATGTATTCTGCATTTCGTACTTTTTTCTCAAAGTCACTGGCTGTGGATATAGCGGGATTACGGAAGAACAATGCTCCTCTTGTATTATCCTCGTCTAGTCCGTAAAAAATTTCTTCTGCAAGATCGCGGGCGTTTGCGTAAGCTTGTTTGCCGAAATCTGTTTGCGTCAGTTCTGCGAGACCCTCGCGAAAATCTGATATATTGAATACGTTAAACTGGTATCCCCCCTTAGATGTCTTGGCCTTTGCCAAAGACGCAAGGTCTGTAATGTCAGAAAAGTCTTTGTAGTCCGAATGCACCCTGTTCATGGCTACATGTCCGGACGCTCTCATGCCGTCCCTTCCAAGGACAGAAGCCTCGCGCAAAATCATAAAGGCAAGAACATCTTCTGAGGGCAACTCATCTATAATAGAGTCTATTTCTTTGTTTGCTGCTTCTACTGACGGAAACCTATCTTTGATACGCTCATACGCCTGTTGCAGAGTCAGGGGCTTCTCTACTACTTCTTGCTGATCAAGTATAGCTGCGATACGAGCGGGGCTAGGAGTGGGACGACTTACTTCGTCTCCAGATGCGTACCCGTCAATAAACCCACCCTCAGATGCGGCTTGCCGACGATCTACTTCTGCCTTACCCCTGTTATTTACTTCTCTTAGGTTGTCGTAGCCGATACGCTGTGCGTCTTCTGGCTCTAGTACGTACTCGCCCTTAGATAGGGCAACGTCCATCATACCGCCTTTATTTGCTTTTATTGTAGTGTTTTTAGTGGGATTGTCAACCCCCGTTGGCAACATGCCCCTTTTTTGCAACTCCTCTGTTGCAGGAGCATTGAGAACAAACGATCCCTCCTTGACCTGTCTGTACTCGTCGTCGGCTACAGTTTGCGCCTTAGTATAGTTGTCAGGAGAGCCTTCTACAAAGCCTGTCTTCTGCACTACCTCTCCGCCGTCTGCCATCGGTTCGTAGGCAGTGTAACTGTAGTCTTGTCCTACAGAACTATTAGCATCAGCAGTTGAAGGTACAGAATACTGATTACCAGAAGTACCGCTATCTTCTGGATCACTAGTATATGTAACTTGTGCGGGTGGGGTGTATCGTGTGTTAGGTCTCACGGGATCAATCTGATCACCAGCCTGATATATTCCTGCCCCACTGTCTATTTCCACTTGATTTGCTTGAGACATCATCATACGACGCTGACGTTCTTCTTGCTCTAAACTGAATGTCTCTCTAGAAGCCGCTCCTAGTTCTTCAAGCTGCTCTATTATATCTCTCTGTTGATCCATAGACAAGCCCTCCGGGAGAACGCCACTGAGGACGCGAGTTTTTCCTCCGCCGGGGCCGGGGGACACTCCTATTACTTGTCCGTTCAACATGCCCAGAGCATAACCCTCTTCTTGCGCGGCTGCTTTTGTTCCGATACCTATAAGGTTTTTACGATTAGCAGCCTGTCCTATAGCTGCGAATGCTGCAAGAGAAGGAGGGAGAGCGTAGGATATATCCCTCAAGTAGTCTCGTTCTACTTGACCTGTAAGTTCGTTGTACTTGTAACCTCCTAGACCGAAGGACTCTTTTAACAGATTAGTCGCGTAGTTTGCGGATAGTTCAAAAGGCATAGAACCCGGAACGTCTTCTGGCCTTGCTGTCCCGCGTCGGAAGGGTGTAACATTCAAACTTCCCTTGTACGAAGGGGCTTCTCCTTCGCTATACTGCGTTGCAGAACCTGCTGTTAGAGGCGAATCACTAGTAGCAGAACCCGCATTCAATCCCCCTGTAGGATAAAGCTGCTCTTGAACAAAGGGTGATGGTCCGGGACGACGAACATCGGGTCGCGTAACGGAGGGAACCATCTGTCGTCCTAGAGCAACAGATGCTGGTCCCATAAATAAATCCGTTAGGTAACTACTCATTCTTAGATGTTACTGCAGCTTCGTAATCAGCCTTCAGCCCCTTGATCTGTTCCAGTGAAGTTATCTTCCCCTGCAGCCGGAACACTTCCAGTTCCGATTGTGCCGCCACCAACGCCCGAAGCGTCATTTGGATTTGCTCCCGGAGGTACTCCTCTAGGTTGTCCCATGCTTCCTTGTTGGTCACCAACTGGCTGACCTTGCTGGCTTGCTTCTTGTTGAGCATTAGCTAATCCCTTCAGCATCTCTGAGAATATTTGTGCCTCGTTTACGTCGTTAACAAGGCTGTCCGGATCGATGTCTTGCGCTATAGCAAGTTCGCGCATGAGGTTCGGAATCTTAATAAACGGTGCCAGCATCGGATTTGACACTGTTTGCAGTAGCGTTGTCAGTCTCTGACTGCGTACTTCTTTCTGCATAACAGCAGCTACGCCGCGAGGTTTGATTTCTAGATCACCCTCAATGTCGGGTGTATCTTCGTTAAATTGCATATTCCACTGGAAGTACGCCTCGCCAAGTGGCTTGAGAAGACTGTCATCAATGTTCTTAATTACTGTCTTGAGGGACAAGCTGGCTCCACCCAAGAGCATAGACAGACCGGATGCCGTGCGCCCTGTTCCGGTTACGCCTGTCTGTCCGTGCATAATTGACGGTAGCCCCGTTTCTTCGTCGGCAAGCTGGCGGCTAATCTGATACATCTGAATATTCTCAGGTGCTGTATTAGGGAACTTGAGGCCGTTGATTGCTGTGCCAGTGACGCCTGACTGCCTACGGAATATCTTGCCGGGGAAAATGTCCATGTTCTGACCCGGTACGAGAGATGCCTCATCAACGTCAAACACGAGATTACCTGCGAGAGCAAGGTTGTCGATTGCCATGCGAACGTGACCGTTCATCAGCATCTGTGCGTCTTCCATGTTCTCCGCTACACCAACACCCCAGATTTGATAGGGGTTGATCTCGTAAGGGAATACTTGGTAGGGAATACGTGCAGGTGTAAACGGGTTGAGAACACAACGCAGAACCATATTGCCACATACCCAGACGTTGACCTGTACCTGATCAAACTCGTCCATCTGGTCGGCAACATCTAGCCCTGCTTCATAAGCCATCTGAGAATCAAGAACACCCCAATACTCTAAGACCTCGTATCGGTTACCTTGATAGTACGCCTCTGTCTCATCTTCGCGAATAGTATCTTCGTAATACTTATCCTCGTAGTTCGGACCTCGTGCAAGAGTCTCTTCGATTGCGTCCTTGTAAAAGTAGGGCTGGGCAATAAGAGCGCGAAGTTGCTGGCGGTTCATTCGATGTCTTTGAATTACGTATTCGCAATCCTCAACTGTGGTAGCAGAGGGATCGGGATGAAAATCCCAAGGAGATACGTGTTCAATACGAGGAACTACTTTTT